TCGCAGGCAAAAATCTGTCCTTGTGGTTCGGCTTTATTGTGATTAAAAAGGCCAGATTTAATTTCAAATCGAATCATTTGTTCTCATACCATTGAGGTAATAATATGCAATCGGTAGTTAATACGCAAATTTAAACGTGAAAATCATAAATACATTTAAATCGGTTAACTACATTTGATCGGACGCGCTCAAAAAAAACATATATAAAAGGTATTATATATAATTAATGTAAAATAAAGTGTTGCATATATTAATAATATTGTTTAATATTTAACTATCATGCATAATTAAATGAAAGGAATTGACATGAAACTTGAAGTAACTGAATCAATGTTTATAGACGCTTTTAAACAGAGCGATACAAGAAAAACACAATTTTCATACTATGGATTAAAGGCTTTATTTGAATATTTAGAAGAACTTGAAGACAGTACAGGACAGACTATGGACTTTGATATGATAGCTATCTGTTGTGAATTTACAGAATACGACAACCTAAAAGAATATAATAATGACTACGGCAAAGAATGTAAAGAAATAGAAGAAATTGCAGCAGATACTGAATTAATTAAAATTGATGATGAGAGGTTTATCATATTACAATATTAAAAAGGATCAATAAAATAAGGAATAAAACAATGAAATACGAATACAAAACAATACAAATAAACACTCTTAAAGGAATAAAACAAGCCGAGAAACTACATAAATCTAATGAGTGGAAACAAATTAACGTAGGATTGGAAACAATAACCTATGAAAGGAAAAACAAATAATGAAATATGTAAAAATAAAAAATCTTAATTATGACTATCAACACTACATTGAAGAAGAAAACCTATTTTGTGTTGCCTATTTTGGCTATAAAGCGACTAAGCAGCAAAGAAGTAAATTAAATTATATATGGAATCAATTATTAAAACAATATAAAAGCAATTAAACAAGCATTAAAAGAACATAAAGGGAAATAAAATGGACAAACTTAGACTATTTCAAGAGTTTATTACGCTAGTATTTATTATATGTACATGGCTATTTATAATGGTTTTTTTCAACATTTAAACAAAGATCTATATGCGATTATTTATTATAAAACTATTAATTAAAATACTATATCCAAGAGCTAAAAATATTACTATTGCTTGGAATAATGGCTTAAAAGTTAAAACCTATTATTAATAACTGATCTTTATATTATTTAACAAAGGGTAATAACTGATCTTTATATTTAAGATGGCAGGGTCATTTATATTTTTAGAGACAGGGTCAAAAGATTTTTAATAACAATGAAAGGAAAAAGTAAAATGATACACGAACACACAAATGATATGTACAGCTTTGAGGAATGTAAAAAAGAACTACTCAGAGGTGGATTAATAACCAATAAAACAAGTAAATCTGAAATTGACGATATTATAAATGATGTTGGTTTTAATACTTGCAATAGATGTGATAAATATACAGGAACATTAGAATTGCTTTGGGATTGTGATTATAGATTGGAAGATGGTTGCGTGGCTGTTTGCGTAAGCTGTTCTAAGGGTTCTGAAATATCTTATGCTGAACTAGAGCGTGAAAGTGAGGTGGAGTGATGGCTAAAGATAAAACAAGAATATTTGTAACTGAATTTGTAGAGCATATATTTGTTGTGGATACAGATAAACTCGATGAGGAGATTGATAGGATAGAGCTAGATTTTAGTTGGAAGGTCAAACCTGTTGGTGAAGTTGGTGATGATTACAGGAGAAAGCAAACGCATTTTAACCTTGAGGTGGAGTGATTGAAACTATAAAACATTTACTAGGCCTATGTGGAGAACCACACGGATTAATACACATGATATTCACAATAAGTGGATTATCAGCAATAACTACCTATGTAAAAATGAAGATTAGGCGCAAATAGAGCAATTCATCTTTATATTATTTTAAAAAGGGTATTTTTATAATTAATAAGAAAGGGTAAGAAAATGACAAGAACCGAAACTGCTGAATTATCAAACAAACTAACTTTAGAAAATCTTGAGCAATTAATTTGGATTTTTAGAGATAGGATTCACATATATGCAGGACTTGTTCCAATAAAAGATGGGGCAGGGCTATGTATCTCTGGAGATTTAGACGAAGAAACTCCTGTATGTTTTAATGGCGCTTCATTACAGATGAATATGGAAGGGGCAGTTAGTGATGATGGTAACGATAATTACTTATGTGAATTATTAAAACGCGCTGATTTAAAACAACTAATTAAAGAAAGTGAGGAAAGCAATGACATTAATAAAGCATGAGGATATTAAAGTCGATATTCGGAGTGATTGTTCTTTATATATCACTATAAAGGGTAGATGTTATTATATCGAGAATTCGGCTGCGATGAAAGGCATAAGCGCTTGGAATGAAGGTAGTGAACATAAAGATCAGGTAGATTGGACTTTATATGATAACGAGCAAGTTGAGTTAATAAAAGAAAGTGAGGTGGAGTGATGACTATAAAAGAACTAATTGATAAACTTAATCAAATACCAAAAGAGCATTTAGACTATGGAGTATTATTAGAAACAGGTGCAGATACTAGCGATAATCAATGGTTGCAAACTGCTAATCTTCACGCTAAAGGTAGTAGTGGATATGAACTTGATGGTGCATTAATATTAGAAAGTGAGGTGAAGTGATGGAATTACATAATTCGTTTTTTGTAAAAGCCTATTTTGATATGACATCAAAGAGTGCGCTTGATGTAGTAAGTAATGCTAAATCAACAATTAAATATTTCGAAAAATTACATGAAATACTTGAAAAATGTGATAGTTATGATTGGAATGGTGAAGATAGTCAATGGATTCATGTATATGCTAATACTGATGATAAAAAGTTGAAAAATATCTTAATTGAAAAATACTATTTTCAAGAAGAAAGCGAGGTGTAGTAATGGAAGAATATGATAAAGGCTATGAAATAATGCAAACTACGTTAATACTACAAGATTGTGGTTATGCGTATGCAAATGCCGAAGATATGTACTTTCATATACAAGACGTAATTAAAAGACATAAGGAGAAAGATAGTGGAGAGGGTGATTGGCTTGAAAGTCTAAGAAACTTTATAGAAAGTGAGGTGGGGTAATTTTATATTATTTCACAAATGGTATTTTTATAATTAATAAGAAAGGGTAAATAATGAAATATAAAACAGGGGATCAGATTACTCACGATGGATTCCAAGCTGAATTAATTAAATATATTGGTGAAGGATATTGGATAGTGGATACAAAAACTTGGGGGTGGGATAAGTGGCACGAGGAAGATTTTAAGTTACTATTTAAAAAAATAAAAGAATGCGAAGATTGGGTAAAAAACAATTAAAGGGTTATTTTCTCTTAACCTTTTTATAATTAGCACCCTTAAAATTCCCCTTGCGCCTACGATTCGCTTCAGCCAACTTATGCTCATACTTCATAAGCAAGAAACACTTGCGCAGCCCTTCTACCTGAAGATGCTTAGACCAATTTAAGATAGCACCACATAAGAGCTTATCATTTTCATCTTTATAAGCCAACATACAATAATAATCAAGCTCTGGCCTACCTAAATTGCATTGATTATGATGATATTTATCGCTTAGATACTCTTTTATATTATCTGACAAAGGGTCAGTTAGTTTGAGATCTAACTTGTCTATAATACTACTCAAAGGGTCTTTTATATTGTCTTTCACAGGGTATCTTTATATTTATATCAAAAGGGTCATGGTAATGATAGTTTGAATGATAGTTTTCCTTTATATTACTACCAAAAGGGTGAAAAATAGGGAGTGAAGGGGGTTTATTATTGATAGTATTGATAGTTTCAAGCCCCAAACTATCAAAACTATCAAAACTATCACGCCCTCCCCCAAACGCTTATTCTGTCTCATAAAAGGTCATTTTAGTCTTTTTATAGCGCCCATGAGACAACTTTTTCACTATCCCAACCGACACCATCTCCCCCAACCACCGATGCGCTGTAACCTCTGACACATTGTCACCCTGGGTATCTCCACAAACATTAAGCCACTCGTAAGTCTCAAAATCATTGGCCATTCTATCCAGGTGTTGTTCCCACTTCGTCTTACGAGGCTCTGGCACAACCAAACCCTTAATCTTATCACTAGAAACCAACCCACCGCAGACCACCGCCACGCCACCTTGCGGCTGATCGTTTATCTCTATACCATAGATACCAGGGTTCTTCGATCCCATGCGACTTTTGCCCACCGCATACAAACTAAAGTCGGCATTCGTCTTACAGACCATCGAACAATATTCATACCACCAGTTAATCACACTTGACCCTGCCATTCTCTCTTCGGTTACTCCCTGATCCTGTGTATTTTTGTTAAAGTGATGAATAACCACCAGCGCAGCATCGCTCTGCCCCTTTAGCTTCTCTATCTTACGCAACAAAGGTTTGATCTTATCCGCATCCGATATATTGCTTGCCCCAGAAAGCTGATATAAATTATCAATAATAATCACCTCTGGCTTTTGTATCTCCACCTGCGCCTCAATCAACGGAAATACCTCTTCAAAATCACCTGGCTTAGTAATTAACGTAAAATTCTCAGCGCACTTGAATTTATCAATAGCATGACCCACCGTCAGCTTCATAATCCTTGAGCGTGTTTCATCAATACCATTCTCAAGGTCCACATACAGCACCTTACGCATCTTCGGTATCTCAAATCCAATATACCCAGTCTTTCCTGCTGCGATCGACAACGCTGCCCCCAGGTATAAATAACTCTTCCCTGCCTCAAAATCACCGACAGCTATCGTCTTCTTGCGCATCGGAATCATATCCTTTACCGCCCATTCGACCTCACGATAAGGTGCATCCCAAATATCAAGGCCTTTTAGCACGCTTGTGCCGTTTTTAACCACCTTGTCATCGGTTACTTCGCCATTTCGTTGTAAAAAATCGGTCAAATCTTCCCCATTCTTCAATTCTATATCCGATTTTCTAGCTTTGGCCATTTAAAAGCCCTATCATCTTAACTTCAGCCCTCTTGCCTGCCTCATCATCATCAAAAATAACCGAAATATCGCTAAATTTACTCGTAATTACACCAATCAAGTCACTTGAGGGCGTACAATTTGCCCCATTATTAAAAGAAATCGCCTGCCTACCGCTACTAATCATCGAAATACAATCTTTTTCCCCTTCCACAACGTACAATGTCCGATTCCCCTTATATTTATGCAGCATATGCCAATACGGATACACAAATGTCTGTGCATGGCCTTTGACCTGCATACGTTTATGCCATTTTATATTCACCAGATCACCAACCGCATCAAAATATGGAAAAACAAAGCCATTATCCCAACCGATAAACAATTTTTTCACAATATCCTTATTCCAGGGGAGATCCTTGCAATATTTATCATAATTGAGTAGTAATTCGTCCATCGCAGCGTTGATCACATCAAAATATTTGATTGGCAATGAAGTCGGTGCTTGCCATGTCTTTTTCTTAATAACGACCTTATTGGCTAAATTTGGGGCTTTTTCTCCGACCATTTCTGCAAATTTCCTTATATTTCCCTTAACATTGCAGGCATGACAATAAAATACACCATCATCCCTAAAACTAAAACTTGGCTTCGTATCATCGTGAAAAGGACAAATGCCCTTATATTCTCCATTAGAACCACGCTTGATTCCTTGAACATGGCGCTCAAATATCTCCAGCATTGCGCCTCTCCTTGCGCTCTCTTCTTTTCTTTGCTTTATATTGCTTTATCTCTAACGTCTTTTTGCGTTTTAAACGCTTACGATTCTTACTTTCCTTATTTGGCACTATATTTCCTTATCACAATGTTCTTTACAATCTGAGCATATATCAGTCAAAATTATAGGTGCATTACAGCAAGTGCTTTCGTCTTTCATTATTTATTTGCCTTATAAAACGCATTACAAAACCCTGGTGATGATATACTTCTTCGCTCTTGTCTTGTTAAATGTTCATTCCCTATATAATGTATTTCTTTTGATTTAAGCTTATCAAATTTTGGCATCGTACATTCTACTGGATTTTTCTTAGGAGTATTAAAGAATCCCCATACACAAGTTTTCTTTTTATAATTATCACCATATTCGTAGGGCTGGTATACTAAAGTCGGATGACCTAAAAATCTTCGTAAAAACCCAAAAGGATTTTCAAGCATCCAAAATTGTAAATTTGTTTTTTTAGCCGTTGGATATGGTATTTGATATTGACATTCCCAAATAATTCTTAAACAATGACGCACTAATAACATACCTTTTTCCAAATCTCTCGGTGTTTTTGAATTTGTTTTAGCAAAAGAAAACTCTGTGCAAGGCGGATTCGCAATAATACCATATACATTGGGGGGGGGTTGGTAATTCTCAACGCCAATATTTTTTCCGATCATTCTTACATCATATCCAGCATCTAAATATGGTTTTGAGTCGCTACCAATATCAGCGCATAAATGTAAAATAATCTTATCTTTATTCACTACGCATCTTTCTTCAACTTATCAAGCTCCATACAACACTTAAATACTCTCCATCCCCAATCAAGCTGCGATTTCCCTACAAAGTGATGCGAGAATGCACCAGAGTTTTTGTCAAGCTTGAGTATCATAGCCGACTCAATCTTCGCTTTAGGCTGCAATTCCAAATACATCTTCCGATAAGCTGCAAGTTGCGCTGTCATCTCTGGGTAAATCCCCTTACTTGTCTTAAAATCTCCTAAAACCAATGCGCCATTAATTCTGGCTATAAAGTCCGCAGTACCTCCTACCCTATATTTTTCCGACACCATCTTTAATTCAATGGCCTCATACTTAGGCTTAGTCATCTTCTCCCACTCAAGATAACCTAAAAAAGCATTCTCAGCCTTTTCTATTTGCTCTGCGGAATAATCATCTAGCTCAGGCTTTTCACCTTTAATATGGCTTTCGCACAAATAATGAGCTAGTGTACCAATCGCACCTGCTTCTTTCAGTACCGCATCAGGATCTTCACCTGCCAGAGCGGTCCTTCTCGCCCAAGCCACCAATATATTTTTATTCCATCCTAAGTTATTTAGAATAGTTGTGACACCTTTTGCCCTTGTGCCGTCTTTTAGCTTATACGCTGTGTGTGCTTTTGTCTTTGCCATTTACCATTATAGTCAGCAACCGTTTTTTAAGTCGCAGGCTATCCTTTCCTTCTTCTGTTCTTTTTTTGATTAAATTCTTATAGACCTCTACAATTTGATAATATCTAACTAGCTTGGTTTCCAATTTCCACCCACCTTTTTAGTTGTTCACGCAATGCCTCATTCACAATGTCCGCAACTGATTTGTCTTTGATCGCGTGCTTAATTTTTATTGCTTTCCATACGTCAAGCTCTAATTGACAGGAAAATGCCTTTGTTTCCACATCAGGCCTGATAAAATCTTTATTAAAACTAGGTGTAAGTCTTCTGATTAGTTTTTCTTCAAGAGCTTTGGCTTGGTTATGGTCATCAATTTTTTTATACTTTGCAAGATCATAGCTGATCTCATGCTTCTTTAGCCGACTAGGCACACTTGTAGAATAACCGATATAGATCAATTCATGGTCTAAGTAAAGTGCATAAATACCTGTAAAATTAACTTTTATCTTTGGATTAAACTTTCTCCACATTATTTCCCCCAGATTTGTTCTTTCACAAGTGTGGCCATAATACCATAATTGCTTAAATCTAAGAACGCATCTTCCAAAGGCTCATCATCAACGGCAGAACTACCTTTCCGCATAATTAAGTTCTTTGCTCGTTCTATTTTATCATTCATACGAAACCATATACCAGATAGCGCCATATGCACTTCTTCTGCTGTCTCCAGGTTCGTACCTACAGAAATATTACCGCTACCATAATCGTGTTGCTTTCTACAGAACAATTCGTACTGCTCTCGCTGTAGCTGCTTAAATCGCTTGGTCATTGCAGGATATTCTTTTTCCATCTTTTCTGTAATTTTTATCTTTTGTAAAGTTTCATCAGCCATTCAAATATCTCCATATTCTTAATAATGTTTTATTACCATTGACCCTTAAAAACCAATCCATGTTTTCTTTCTGCTTATCGCTGCGACCATCTCTGAAATAACGGTACAGGTATACAAAGAACCATCGTGTCATAGATCATCCCCATAAACCTCTGGTATATCCGCTCCGCAGCTTTCGCATTCCCAACGGTCGGTTCTGTAATCATACCCATCCCATAAGTGAACAAGTGTTTTATGGCGGCAAGTTTTAGAAGTATGCGACACTTTATCTGAAGGTGTATTCCGAGGTATAAATGAAAGGATAGCATCGCACACTTCTATTAATACATAGGCGAGAAAATCAACAAGCCTTTGCCAAACCCAGCCTATCTTCTTTTTCTTCTTCTCGCCTTTTTCAGTTTCAGACCACATACGGTTAATTCCGAAACCAAATTGGGATGTGTGGCAAATCCACATCGTAATCTTTTTTGTTCATCGTATCCTGCATAGGGGCATCTTTTATTTTCTATAAGCGGACATTTTTCAAACATTCTACCCAATCATCAAAAGTCATACAAACAAAAGTGATGCCCCTGTCTTCACGAAACATCACCACATCACAATTACCTAAAGAGAGCCATTTAGGGATCGTTTTACGTCTTTTAGCTTGCACCAATATATCATCCGCTTTGATATCGACATCAGGCGACTCCCCAAAACTGCGCCCATCCGATCCCCAGGCTCTTTTAACATCTTTAAAGCCAGCTTCTAGTAGCTTTTTTACAAGTTCGTTCTCATATCCTGTACCTTTTGCTTTGCTATTCACTTCTTCATCCCACTCTTGTTGTAGTTTTTGAATATGTAACTTGTTTTTACCGTCAAGTTTAGAACGGTAGATCTTCTTCATCTTTTTTCTTACTAAACGTAGCCTGATCAGACTTGTCTTGTACTTTTGCAAACGTAACCGACTCACCACCGTTTTTCTCTACCACCTGTACTTCTTGCAAATAGCAACTGATTGATTTCTTTGGCTTATCCCATTCTCTAGGCTTAAATACAAGATTTACCACATCTCCACCAAAAGGCACATCCATTGTTTTTTGACCATCTGCATCAAAAATACTAGGAAACTTTTCAACTCCTTCGTTCACATACACCTTTGTAGAAAACTTTGCAGTCTTAACGCCTTCGTATTCGCTTAATCCATTAATGTGCTTTACGCCAGTCTGTGCCTGCATTTCTTTGTGCAGCTTTTCTAATTCATCATTCATTTCAACGGTAACGCTATGTCCAGAATTGTATTCCATATCAGGCTTTGCCAAGTGCGACCACTTGACCGTTAAGCCTTTAATCATTTGTGCGCCCATCTTTACAGGGTTTTTCATTGTACCTGTTTTCTTATTTACGGCCATACTATACTCCTATTGTTAATTAAAACCATTACTAGCATTGCAATAATTATTATTTCTATGCAATACTCTCTTAAATACCAAAAAAAATCTTTCAATCGATCACCTCATATTCTACGTTCATTGTATCAAGCTTTCTACATATCTCAGTTATAATATGGTGTCTATGTACTTCTGATTGGGTAATGATGTCGAAAGCATCAGATGACATAGGGTCAGAAGGCTTTGTATGACGAAAGGAAGCGCCTAGTGACCCTATGTAGGAGAGAACGTCTTTTTTACTAAAATGTTTATTCTTGATTAGCTTGACTTGGCTCATGGTATGTGGAGTACCTCATGTTATAAGTTAAAATTTAATTCTATATAGATCAAATAAATACCTCATCACGAGTGACATCTATATTAAATTTTCGCAACGTAAAGAAAATCTTGTCGGCCTGATAATCTTGTAACCTACGCTTACCATTTACAATTTGATGTAGTAGCGTATGGTTAATGTCTGTTTGCCTTGCCAGCCAAAATAATGAGCGTTGGACATTAGGCCTTGTTAAAACCTCTTTAATCTTCGTTTGAGGTTGAATTGGTGTGTTAATTTTAGGTCTTCCCATTAATATATGTTCCTGTTTTGGTTGCATATGTTATTACAATTATTATTTAAATGCAAATGCTTTTTTTACAAAAATATAACTTGCATAAATGTAATATGTGTTATTACTTTTTAATATGAAAGATGAAAGGATTTAAATAAAATGGCAACAATCACCAAATTAGACAGCGATAAATACTTAATTAAATACATTCCAGAGGGATACAGGGATCTGTATAAGAATCCCTATAGGTCTATAACTATTATTGGCAAGGATCAGGCCAATATTATATATAGAGATGCGCTATTGGTGGAAGAAAGAGACAGGATTAACAGCAGGCTTAATGGAAAGATTAGTTCTGTCAATATTACTATACCAGAACTTAGCATCGGCACTCTATTTAAGGCCTTTACAATTAACGCGATACCCTATAAGCAATACGCAACTAGAACAATTAAGCGCTATATCGCATTAATGAAAAAACTACAAGATGATTTAGGTAGTGATTTTCATTTTAGTAAAATTGATTATGAGTTTTATTATAAGCGCTACGGTAATCCAAATAAGAAGAATTCTGGTATAACTGCACTTCGATGCTTAAATCACATAGGCAACTGGGCTAGGGAACAGGTTTCTGAGGGCAAAATTAAGGGTACAATCAGCGCAAAACCGATTAAGCTACCTAAGACTATAAAAAGCAAAAAGAACGCCTTAAAACAGCATCAATTAGATCGTATATTTAGTCACCCAGACATTTGCCCTATCACTAAAAATATTATTGAATTGTATATATTGACTGGATGTCGGATAAGTGAGTTGTGTAGGCCTGATTTCACTTGGCAGCAAATAGATGAGATAGAGGAAGTTGCTTATATAAAGAACAAAGGGCATAAGCGTGAGTTTGATGAACCGCTTGAGATTCCGTTCCTTAAAAACCATCATTTAAAGCTGTTAAGAAAAATCAATGATCATTTTAAGCTTATACATGATGAAGCTGACGTATATCCCATCCCTATCAGTCAAACGCGCATTCGCAGTAGAATAACTGTAGCGAGTAAAGTATCTGAAATACCATTTACACCTCACGACCTTAGAGATACTTCTGCAACTATATTATTAAGGGAATCAGGAAATATCTATGCGGTTAAAGAGCATTTAGGCCATGCGAATGTAAAAGATACGGAAAATGCCTATGCAGATTGGATTAGAGATGATAAGAAGAAATCATCAGAGATGATCGTTAACTCTTTTTATAGTTAGCTTAACTGCTCTGTAAGTTTAATTGTAGTATCGTAAACACCATAGGCAATCTCTTTAAACCGTAGGCTATCATCACTCATCCGCACATAATTATAAGAAGATCCATCGTAATATAAAAACTTATAATGTGCGCCATCGACTGCCTCGCGCATTGCCTCAAGGCTTGTTTTATACGTTGAACTACAATGCCCCAGGCTAAAGTTCCAAAACTTCTTACCACCATGTCTTTGATTAGAGAACTCATTGCCACCGTGACTGATCATCAGGTCATTGCCGTAGTTTATACCCTCAGCGCCAGTTAGCTTAACATTGGTTAGGTCAAGTTTTGTACCTAAGATAACCTCAGTAAGTGTATTATTAGCACCAGCGCTTTGTCTCATATAGTAATAGCGAGTCGCTGGGGAAGAACTGCTGACGGTTACACCAGTCCTAACGGTCCACCCAGCACTTACCGTAGCCATACTAGAGCCTGTAATACCTGTATTATACGCATTTGAAGTAGCGCTATCGCTAGCATACCAATCTAAATCATCAGCATCTTCGGCTGTGCTGTATACAGCTATACTATCAATCGTATTACCAGAGGCCGTTAAGTCAAATTGTACGGTGTCGTATTGCGCTGGCATTCCTGCTGCGGTAGCGATTGAAACATCGGTTAGTCTAGTCTCATTGGTTGCGGAAGTTGCATCAGCAGCAAAGTCGTTAGTACCACCAGTCTGATCGCCCCCTACTGGGTCTGCTGAATAAAGATTTGCGTTTGGATAGATAAAATATTTGGCCATTAGGATACCTTTATAATTTCCATTTTTGTATTATTTGGATGTTTTTCAATTTTTGTTACCATATAGTAATCAGTTCCCATTGCTGTGCCATATATTTTAATATTTGAATCCCAATTTGAAAACTTTACTATATCACCAATCTCAAGGTGATTGTATTTAGGCCTAGAGCATTTAAAATCAATAACAACTTTACGGTCTTTCATTAAGTATAAATAAGCTTCAGCAAGTTTTGTAGCCGTTGTAGAATCTAATATTTCATTAGCATCAAGCATAAGTTTTAACGTATCGTTAAAACCATTAACAGTCGTTCCTTGTGACGTAGAGTCTGTAGCTGTAGCTGTCGATTTATTACTTTTACCAGCATAATCGTGATTGTATTTTATTTCTATTGAATTTTTTACGCTACCTATAGATGTTTGAGATATGTTGCCTAAAACAATATCATTAAAATCAATAATTTGATCTTGGGAGGAGTAATCATCCTTTTGTCGTAATGTCTTAATTTTAATCTTACTATCGCCTGATATAAATATATAGGAAAAGCATAAAGAACCTAAATGTTCAATTAAATCCTTAGATGGTATAAATTTATGCTGTGAAAAAGCAAATTTAATATCACCGACCGCATCTGCAAAATATTCTCCTATATATCCATTAGATGTGTTCCCTGATGTATCAAAACTATCATAATCTATTTCACTACTTGTTAGAGATAGCTCGCTACGCAAAATATCTTCAATCATAAATACAGGATTTTCAATTAAATCATTTTCATTATAACCTTGATTTCTTGAATTAGCATCTATCCAAGATCCATACTTTCTACCTTTACCGCTATAATAAACATAGTCAATCTTAGCAGGAGTGCTATAAGTAGCTGTTCTTACTTTCATTGTAGACTTTGCAGGAACAGAAGTTTGTATAGGTGGTCCATGAGGTTGTATTACATATCCGCTTGTTGGATAAAAATGTTCATATTCTTCCACTACATCGTATTGTTCAATTTCTTCAGATGTTATGTCTATTACAAGCCCAGCTTCATATATTTGAGCAGAGTGATTTGTGTTGTCTGAGCCACTTCTAAGGCTAAATTGTATTGGACCTTCAAAGTCAAATGTAGTTGTTTTGCCGCTATATAAACTACCAACTGCGGTTTTTGTTACTGAGTTATCACTAATTGTATCATGGTCTTCGTTTACTGAATTAGCTGTATACCTAAAAGTTTCTCCATTATCTCCTTCAAAATCAGAATTTGTACCCCATTTAACTAACACCGAGACAGCGCTATAAGTGCCTATACTATTTACTTTAGGCACAGCAAATGTCATTGTTGCTACAGAGTTATTTGTAGTTCCGCTATTAGCAGCCCATGAAGCGTAGTTAGAAAAAGATCCATCTCCAATCCTTTCTTCATCAGAAACAGCATAACTACCAGAGCCGCTTTCAGATGCAATATTAGAAGTGCTAATTGGAACATAAAATGATGCCCCTGCTCCAGAAAACTCAATAACAGGATTTCTACCAGTAGCATTTACCGTTCCTGTCATAGTAGCATAAGTATTGTTTGAATAAATATACACATTTTCATTGTCTAGCGTATGTATAGCCTGGCTATCTACTGCTGCTTCAACGGCAGCCTCTTGAACATCAAATTTGTCAGTTATTATTGCTGGAAAAGCACCTTTGTAAAAATTATAATAGCTATCAAAATGTGTTGTAGGAATTGTGCCTATATCTGTTTTTTCATAAAAATCACCATAAGCCATTGGTATCGGCTTACCTATATTGTTTTCTGGTGCATTTGTATAAGTTCCTGCTGCAACTGTGTTTTTAGGAATTAGATTATGATATTTTGAAGAATTATCAAATAAAGTTATTGAAACTAATCGATCATCGTAACTGATATTACCAGCTATGATTCCGCTACCGATCATCCTTTCTGCATCATCATAATTATTTACAGAGTCAGGTTCATTAGTATTTAAAAACAATTCCCATTTTCTATTTGAAAAGTTTTTAGTAGCAAATAAATCAGAAAACCTACCGTTGTTAATAGTTCTATCGGTATTTATTAACTTTAGGGATATGTTTGAAGTAGATGTATGAAAATTAAAAAAATCTAAAGATTGTATATGTTTTCCCCATGAAGATACTATGCCATAATATTCATCTGATCCATCAATCCTTGTAACATCACTTACCCCTATAAAATTAGAAGCGCTAGTATCATCATTGTAATAAAGTTTTAGCACCCAAAAGGCTGTCGTACTAGCTTTATTTAACCTTGTAGTTAATTCGTCATCAAAATTAAGCATTAATTCTTGCGCCTGACGTTAGTGCGGTGTTAATAGCAGGGATTAATTCATTTCTTACATAATCATCCTGAACTACTCCACCATTTATATTAACTATCACGCTTGATGCTTGGCCTGACTCATTCATTTGCGTTAGCGCATCAAGACCTATAGACTGCGCAGAATCTCTTTTTATAATAAACTCTCCAGCCTGGGCTAATATCGGTACGTTATCCCTGCCATGCACAACACCACCACCAGCAAACTTTTGTACTGGGCCACCATCGTGTGCAATTTTTGGAAATAATCCAGCTAGTAAATCAAAGCCAAGCTTTCCTGCGCTAAGTTTATTAGGTGAAAATAACTGCAATATAGCAAAAGAAGCGGCTTGCGCGGTTAACTCTGCTGCTATAGCTCTTAAAGAATTTGTTACTGCTGTTCCTAATGACTGTCCATCAACAACGGCTCTAGCTAGTTGATCACTAAATCTTCTAAAAGCTTTAGCTCTAGCGTGTATAGCATCAAGCTCTATACTGTTTCTTTCTTTCTCTGCTTCACCGTTTGTTTTTGTTAAATTTGCTTCTTCTTTTTTTAAGCCTATAAGAGTTTTTAAAATTTCAATTTGTGCTAAAATAAACTCCCTGTTTTGCTCATTGATTTCCATACTAAAAAGATTATCTTCATTTGCTTTTTTTGTTTTTTCACCAAAATCTTCTAATGCTGTAGTTGCTGTATTTATTGACAGCGCTGTTTCTAATAGGTCTTTTGATGTTCCTCCTGATATTTCTTTTAAAGTAATCATGCCATCTGAGGTTTTATCTATGTCACCTGTAAGATGTATTATTTCTATACCAACTGTTTTTGCAGAGTCACTAAATGCTTCTACTTCTTTTGTCATAGTTAGAGCTGTAGGCGCGGTAGCTTTTAATTGTTTTTGCAATTCTTTTAGCTTATCTGAAAGTTGTTTTACGTCAAAATCCTTAATGCTTTCTTGAAACTTAGCCATTGGGGCTTCAAGCAAACCCTCAATACTTTGCTTAAACTCAGGTGAGTCAAATTCTCCTTTAAGTTCTTTTAAAAATCTCGTTGCAGCTTTAGCTAAGTTTCCTATTCCCTCAGTTGCTCTTTTTATAGAAGGCATTAAAGTATCACCAATTTCAACAGAAAGAAGTGTAACTGCATCCTTCATGTTGCTAAATGCGCCTTCAAAAGTTTGAGACAGCCTATCGGTACTTCCTGCAATACCAACAGTAGGATCTTGTAATGATTTAATTAATGCTTCTCTAAACTCTGGCAATGTGGTTTTTGATAGGTCTGCAAGACCTTGAGAATCTTTAATAATATTTAAGATTCCACGCTCTCTTAGAATATCGGCTGCTCCAGCGCCTCCAGCGAACGCTCTTCCGAAAGAGTTTGCAGCTTCGGTAGCTGTCGTACCCATAAATGCTGCAAGGTCGGTGATTTCTTTTAACAGCATTTGTGAATTTGCACCAAAAGCTTCTAACTGCGCTCCAGCATTAACTACGTCATCTAATGTAAATGGTGTGGTTGCAGCTACATCGTTAAACTTGCTAAAAGCTTGCTCTGCCTTTTGAACCGAGCCTGTTAAACCCACAAGCCTTGTTTTTACAGACTCAAATTTTGATGCATCTCTTATAAATTTTCCAGTAACCTTACCAGCAGCACCTATTGCAAATGTATAAAGAAGTATATTATTTCTTAACGCACCTATTTGCCTTCTTAAACCAGATGTAGTACCTCTAAGTTTTTGATTAGACTTCTCATAGCCCCTAGTGGCCTTATCAGCTCTTTGAAGTTGCTGTTCTAGGTTCGTAAACCCCTTAGCTCTGACTTCTATTACAAATTTATTTGCCATTATTCATTTCCCTTGATCTTTTTTCACAAGCGGTAAGCTCTTCACTAATAACACGAAAGATGTCAATCGTTTTTGCATCGGCATTATATAGGGTGTCTGATAACGGTAAGTTAAATTTATTAGAAACAAAGTAATCGTCTATATAGCCCTCTATCTCATTGTCTAAAAAGAACTTAGGGTTGCAAAAGAAATTAAGGTTGTAGTAAAGATTTTGACCAATAGAGAACTTATTATGCTTGTCCTCTGCTATAATACGAGCGCACTCATCCCATATCTCATCTTCTGTAAATGTGATTATCTTGCCCAGAGTAGGGCTTTGAGCTTCGTAGGTAGTGACTTTAGTAGGATAGAGGCTATTCCCCCATCCAAAAAAGTTAGCCCAAGTTGAGATTCTTACTTTGCAGTTTTTTTTTGATCTAAACCCTTATAGTGCATATAGACATCATTCAATACCTCGTCTATCTGTGCATCATCTAATTTTTCTAGGGTTTCTTCTGGATTGGAAAAGGCTTTTTCCATACACCAGTTTAACAGATCAAAATAAGCGTCTTTTTCGATGGTGTTTTCATCCCAAAACACCTTCATCTCCAAACGATGAAGTTCTCTACGCTCACCAAAAGTGATAGGGCGAATCTCAAATTCACCATGCTTTGTTTTTATCATATTTTATCAGGTTGTAATTGCAATAAGGGGATTGCTTCCAGATGCAAAGAACTTAGTCGATACATCAAGCATCATTGCATTTGCTTCGTTATAAGCAACGCTTGTTATTCTTCCATAGCTACCAATAAACCCAAAGCTAGTAGCACTAGCTATTGTAGCGTGATTTGCTACATTTGAAACCACTTCTGTTCCTGCTTTAAAAGAACTAAAGTAGTCTGCTGTATTGCTATCATATTTAACGGTTGCATCTAAGGTTACTGAGGCTTCTGGAACAGCCCTAACAATGGCATCTGGGTTGCCATTTGTACTTTGTCCTACAAATTCTGCTGGATTTTCTATATTCAAACTAAAGCTTTGTATAACAGAATTTTCAGCACCAGCTATAGTTCTTTTTACTCCTGCGCTTAATGTTGCGAGTGAATAGTAGCTTGAACCATAAGCTGTAAAGGCGGAAGCTGCATTTGGGTTGGCTTGATCATAGCTAGAAAGATAACCAGTACGCGCTGTAGCTGTAAAGCGCAAGCGACCTGATTCATTGGCCATATCGCCACTAATTGATAATGAGGTAATAACACAACCTGGGAAAATAATAGACCTGTTTTCATCGCTTGACCCATCATTTGTTGTAGGATTTACCACAGCAAATGTTAATGTTTTAGTGGCATCTCCACTAACGCCAGTTTGCAATTCATCTGGCTGGTAATTATAAGGTACAGTTACTACATCGGTATCTACAGTTGCACCGCCTAATACGTTTTGAAGTAGTATTGGAGCAATCGTTGTATCAAAGACTCCAGAAAAAGTAATTTCCTTTGTAACACCTTTTTCATCTATTAAAACATCTGCCGAGTCTGCTACCCTACCATCTGATCCGCTACGAGCTTCTAAGACTTGTGTTAAATTAAAATTAGGCATTTCAATATTATCTATATTTACTAGATTCATGTTGCCATCAAGCTTTGCAGTTCCAATAGTCGTTTCACCATCTATTGCTAACTGAAATTGTTTTGGGCTAAATGCTTGTCCGTCTAAAGCCATTACTTAGACTCCTTCTTACTGGATGTTACTTTTTCTAAAAATTCTTTGGCTGCCTCTGGCACTTTATCAAAGTCTACAGATTTGCCACTATTTAATGCGTTCCAATCCTCAACTGTCAGTCCTTTGTAACTGCCAAATGAGCTAATTGGTTTTTTTGCTTTATATTTTGCCATCATTAATACCTTAATCGTTTACGCATATACTTCTTCAACTACACATAAGAACTCTATACTACTTGAAAGGTAATTAGAGTTCTCTCTTTCTAAATCATAGTTTACAGATTGCAATCTAGCATTATGCCACTCATAGCTAAAGTCAGCAGGGAATACTGTAAACGCTTTATCATCTGAAGTAATAAAAAACTGATCGGTGCTTGTGATAAGAATAGGTCTTTTTAAAATACGCAACTCTTCAGAATCGCTAGTTAAAAAATTATTACCACCAGAATCAACAAAGTATAGAAAATCATCAATGCTTGCTACATTTACCCTAATAATTTCCTTCAGTCTCTCTACAATGTTAATACGGCTGTCTAAACTGCGATTTTTGACGTATCTACCGCGTTCTTTTTCATTATAGGTGATAAGTATCGAGTATTCACGAATCGCACCATCTGAGCGTAATTCAATGATTTCATCCCTTCTAGGCGTTAAATGAAAGAACGAGTTTCCTCTGTACACACTATCATAGCGTATAGGAATATTGCGAAATTCTTGAGCAATTAATAGTCTCAAGTTATCCAATACGTTCTGATTAAATGTTTTATTGTAGCTGATCATATCAATACATTGCAGTTAAATAAAAGTTCTACCACTTGATATGCGTTCTCTGCATCTTCAAGCTCTGGCTCATAATTAACAAAAGTGATGACAGCATCATTCCATTTATAGCTAGATGAGGGGCTGTAATTTGAATTATTGCCAACCAGTCGCTTTATTCTATCTGAGTAATTCATTAATTGTTCTAAATTGTTTCTGCGTGAGTAGATTCCAGGCGTACGTCTGTATATTCGCATAAGTACACCGTATAATCTAATCTGGTCTTCTGTGGTAGGTTGGTCTAGTTCGTCTTGTACTGGGATAAATCGCAAAAAGAAATTTCCACGATTCTTGAAATCAATGTCATAAAATACAGGTAGCTTATTGAACTCACCCTTAATTAGTGATTCAAGTGGGTCAATAACATTGTCTTTAATAACTGCGGTGTATTGGGTAGCCACAAAACTCTACTTACGCCTTTTAACGCGCACTTTCTTTTTCTTTTTCTTCTTCTTTGTAGCGTAACCGTAACCTTTGCCCTTTGGCATATCTTATCTCCTAGAAATTTGTTCTGATTTTACTTCGCCATGCTCTTCTGGTAAGCCCATGACTATAATGCTCCACGCATCGTTGGTCGTATAGACTCCTTCGCCAAAACGTATATACATTCCGTAGGCCAAGCCTTGATAATCGCCATTGATTTCTTCTGACTGTATCACTTCTTCCATCGCTAGTCCTTTGTCGTTCTTAACAAAGACACTATACTTAACGCTGGTGTTTTCTGTTCCTGCTGTAAACGTACCGCCTGCGGTGATCTTGACACGAACATCGTCATAGTCTACGGCTGGTAGCGCGATTGACTTTGTGTCTAAAATACCACCAGTAGTATTGGCATTAACAGCTACAGGTACAATTCTGCCTTCATTCTTTTCATAGCTAGACTCATGCCATAGTGCATATTCGCCTCGTTTTAATGAGTCAAGCATACCATCACCATCAGGTGAGATATAGCGCTGCTCTACTTCTAAAGCTCTTTCAGGATCTACAGGTCGCATCAATTCAGCGCAAGCTAGTCCTGCATTAGCGCTAATCAATACAAAGTCATAATCTCTGCTTGCAGCACCCTGGTCTTCTGATTTTGTACGTTTAAATATTGGTCTATTGATATATGAGCGAATACGATCTGCCTGCTCATTTACTACGCGCTGTTTGACTGTAGCCCAGTCTTCTCCTGCTTCATAGGTTAGGTTATCTGGGTCTACTGAGCTGTATACATACAGAGCATCTTGCGCAGAGTCGTAGTACGCATCATCTGAAGAGTCTACAGCTCCAAGTGATGTCTGCATATTCATCTCTTTGCCGTCAACATAACTCATACTTACATAGCCTGAGTTATAAGCAGCGTATACGTTTGTTGAATAGCTTTGAAAGTTTTGTATTAATCTTTTTCGATCGTAGTTATCAATATTTGGTTCAACACCTTGAAGGTCGGTATTAATATTACAAAAAGCCTCAAGTCTGGTAGCCATTATGCAAGTCCACTTTGTTTACTGTTAATAAGTTCTTGTTCCTCTACGGATTCAAACGAACAGACAATCTCTGGCACATCCAATGTATCGATCATCGCCAGTAGGTTTGCAAGTTTTTTAAGCGCTTTGATGGATGTTTCGGTTTCAAAGTCTTTTTGTATTGACCTGCTCAATAATCTTATTGCACGAACCTCATCCATCATTGTTTGCATTCTTTCCGCTAAATCCATTACTTAAACCCTTTTCGACTACTTAACGTAGCCATTTAGTGACTTGTTCGACAAACTCATCTGCATCGCCTTTACCACCAGCGTTGTAATAATCTTTCCAGTAATGCGACATTCCTTCTACGCTGCTAGGCATACGTTTAGGTACTCTCCAGTATTTAATACGACAATGCACTATGCCTGCTGCAATATTCTTTTCTAATATCTCAGCCCAAACCTTATTGTCATAAGTTTGCCAATACTTCATATCAACCAAACTGGCATCAGCGCATTTTTGCATTAACTTTGGCCTATGTTTTAAGTAGTGCATACAATTATCTACGGCTGTGGCTGGCTCTACTTGAAAGAATGATTTAGCTGGACCATCATTCATTTGTGTAATGTATTCATAGCGAGATTCTATTATGCCTGTGGCTAGTACCATATCTACGGCACTATCTGAAGCATACTTCTTGCCCATTGCGTTACAAGTGCGCTGTATAATTGAGCGCATTTGCTTTATGCTAACCATTTAAAAGTTGTTTTCAATAAATGGCTTTACTTCATCGTTCCATATTTTGTCATCGTCTTTGCCTCTGCTTTGCTTGACTGCAAAGTCACCAATCATAATCATAAGCTTCTTCATGCCATGTTTTCTTACAAGTCTACCTACTAATCGTTTAAGCATATTATTTACCTGCTACTTTCTTGATACTAGACCATACGACATCTAATAGAATATCGTCTTTGTCTGTAGGGCTTAGTTTTACTAATTTTTCACATACCATAAATCCTAGCAAAAACCATTCCCAATGTTGTGTAAAGAATTCCATAATTAACTCACTCCTTTTAACCATGCAAAAAGACTACTAAAAACAAAAGTAATCGTGGCCAGTATCCCTGCAAACCAAGATTGTTTATTCTCTAAAGCTCGCACTCTGCCATTTTGCGCTTTTATGTCTACTCTAATTTCTTTTGTAACCTCAAAATGAGCCTGGTGCTTTTCTTCCAGTCTCGTTAAACGGTCAAGCATTTCATCGCGATACGCATCTAGTTTCATTTTGTTGACTTTCTACGCTGCTTAGAACCGCGACCGTTACCAAGTTTTGCCTCAATATAATTTAATTGATCTGTAAGTTCGTCATTTAACTCTGCAAACTTTTCAATCATTAAATTCTTAGAATCAATAAGTTTTATAATGATTTGATGTAAGTCATCAATCTTTTTATTTAACTCAGATGTCATCCATTTAAATGTCATCCATAATATTCCTGCTGCTAATCCAGCAAAACCTACTTCGGTCCAATTTTCCACTATATCTCTTTTCTAAAAACAAGGGGGAGACAAAGCTCCCCCTTTAGGTTGTTATGCTTCTTCAGTTTCTAAACTATTTTTTAAGCTAGAAACGAAGCTTTGTCTACCCATTTCCATCTGCTGAAGATTGAACTTTGCGTTGTCAACCTTGCGATTAAGGTCATTGATATGAGCGACCATTACCTTTTCTTCGTCTTTCATATCATTGATCTTATACTCTTTTTCATCGAGTACAAGAGTTGGTTCGTTTTGTTTCTCTTTTTTAGCCATTTTAGACTCCTGTTTATCGTTATTTGAAAATGTTTACTTTTTCCATTAGAGTTTTATTTTTTTCCTCTAATTCTCTTGTGCGCTTCGTTTCTATTGCGCTAATGCGACTATTTAGGTCGCTTAAATCTTTTTCAATTATTTCTATATGTCTTTGGTTATCTGCCATACGCTTCTGGGCTTGGTAATAACTGCCGACAATAATTGTAACCAGCACCACAATCTGCACGAGCCATTTAATATTAATCGTGATAGCAAGGTCATCATTCAGGTTTGCCATCTATATCAAACTCCGTTGTGTCTGGTGGTAATTCTGTTTTAATTCCAATTCTTTCTTCAAACTTATTTACAGCAGGCTCTAGCGTGCCTTTTGCATCCGCAATTACAATCACAATCGCAGTCGCGCATAATGCATAAAAAAATGTCATTTTTTTCCATCTCTTAATCTCATAATCTCTACTTCAATTCTTCTAATTTTTTCATCTTGTCTAACATCGCTTGGTATTGGCAGATCTTGCATCGCTTTCATTTCTTCAATAGAGGTCTCATTCCCTTGCGCTTGATGCTCTAAAAAACTAATTCTAGTATTTAGTTGTCCATAGCCCCAGACCATTGCAGAAATAAAACCCACCGCTTGTATTAACATCGGAAGACTAATATTGAAACTAGAATTTTCTCCTATAGGTTGCTTATTTGTCATAATAACACATAAAATAAATAGCAGTCGCAAACACACAGAGTGCTATTGCCTGTAAAGCTATTTCATTCATTTTTTGGTCTTGGTCTTGGCTTTGGCTTTTTATTAATAACAATACTTTTAGTATAAACAGGTTTTATATGCGGTCTTGTTTCCCAGTATCTATAATCATCTGTATTCCAACCAATCGCTATTGCATTTGGATAATATCTATGTGCAAAAGCATCTGATCTATACACCTTGATCACCCTGCCACTATCAGAATAAGTTATAACCTCAGATGGTACAGGTTCGCCCATATCGCCACTAAGAGCATAGCCTAAAATTAATCCTAGCATAAACTGTATCATCAATTACTACCGTTGTTTATGCGTTGTGCATCTATATAAAGTTTATTAAAATCCATTGCTGTAGAATCAAGCTGTAGCTGGATCAGTTTAAATAAGCTATCCACTTCAAATGCGTTTCTTGTTACCTCTGCATTTAATTCATCTCTGGTTTTCCCAAAGTAAAATTCATCTGCACAACTAATAGCTGTAAAGACAAAGGCAAGGGTAAACGCAATAATTACCAGCACATTGACCGCTTTGTCAAAGTTTGCAAATTGGCTTAATTTTTTACGCATTTTCTAAAGCTTCTACTTTTGCTGATAGTTCTTGAACTGCTTTAATTAGTGGTGCTATTAAGTCATTATAATTAAGACCATATTCTCCATCTTTATCGCCAAATACAGAATCTTTAAGTTTTCCATCTTTTAAATCTTGGGCTATTAGTCCATAATGTTTTTTATTATAATCATCATGTGTTTCTTCAAGATTTTTTATATTATAAGATTTTGGCTTTAATGTATTAACAAAGTCAATACCTAAATCACAATCTTTTATATTTTCTTTCTTTGTTTCATCTGATACAACAACAGAATTTGCTGTATATAAAACTGATACTTGCCTTGCACTGCTTCCAATGTTGTAAGTATTATCAGCTTCAGGAATAATACTACCAGCTGCTGGAATATTCCATCTCGCTGTAGCAGCTGAAGTTCCGCTATTAGTTTTGAAAACAATTCTGCCTGGCATATCGTTACCACCTGGAGTTCCATCTACCTCAACATCTATACTTGCAGCTACTGTATTAATATCAGTACCATCAGCACCACAAAAGAACAAAGCACCAAGCCTATCACCATCGGCAGCAACAGTAGACGAACCATCTGAAGTACCTCTACTTCTTCCAAAAAATATTATTGGTGCAGCTCCAGATGATGTTCCTGTATTCCCCACTAATGACATTGAAGAAGTATCGTAAGATGTTCCTTCAACTTGGAATTGTGAACTAACTCCTGACATTTCTCTTATAGCTCCACTTCCTACTAAAACTCTGCCATCAGATTTAAATGTAGTTGATTGTGAGCCATTAGTATATACTCTTAAATCACCGCCATGTCCACTTGAAGAAATACCTGTATCAGCACCTGCTAAGGCTGTTCCTGTAAAATATATTCCACCTGTTGATTTTACAACACTATCAGATTCAAGTGTAAGGTGTTCAGTCATTGTTCCTGCCTTCATTGTTCTAAAAGTTATAGAACCATCTTCAGTTGTATCACTATTATCTACGATGTTTGCCCTTATATCTGCATAGGTTGTTGCTTCTGAGGCACTATTATTAGCAACGAAAGCTGTGGTGTGTATTAACTGACCATCTGTGCTTCTATCACTATAGAATTGTGCATAAGTATCATCTCCAGTTGGAGCATCTACTTTAAACTGTCCAGTAATTTTTGTTTGTGCGCTTGTAACCTCTATTCTTTCAGCTCCACCAGTTGCAAATCTTAATGTATTAGCAGTTCCTCTGTACATTCCTGTATCTGTATCTGAGTTAAATGAATAGGTTGGTGTACTTGCTGAACCTGCTGAATCATTAATTGCGAATTTTCCTTCACCATAATGGTATATATCTCCTGTGCCACCTGAAGAACCAAATTGAACATCGCCATTTGCTTTAATTCTAAGTCTTTCAATTAAACTGCCAGAAGGTGCTGTTCTGAATACAAATTCCCCATCATCTTTGTTTGTTGTATCTGAACCACTAACAATTAGCATATCACCTACTGAAGTCCCATTCCATTTACCAACTATTCCCATAATTGTAGAATCAGCACTACTTCTATTAGCATCACCATCAATTTGAGAACCAGAATTTCCTGTATTTTTCATTAACATTGTTGTTGATGTAGCTGACTCTAAATGTAGTTGATTTGACGGATCGTTCGTACCAATACCAGTACGACCTCCTCCTTTTACTGAAAATAAATCATTTGCATCTTTGTCTTGTACTCTTAATGAATAATCTGCATTATCAGCACCACCTTTGACAAACGCTCCCCAGCCTGTTGCTGATGTATTAGTAAACGATCCTATATATGCACTACCTGTTGAACCTGAAACAGTCAATGTACTTGCCATATCTACAGCACCATCAATATCTACTACATCTAAGTTAGCTGTACCATCTACATCTATATCGCCAGAAATATCCAAAGACGTTGCTTCAATCTCACCACTTGCTTTCATCGTTACGCCATCACCACCAGCAACTCTAAATATTATTTCATCATCTGTACTAAATTTGATTTGATTGTCTGCATCTCTACCAGCTACTAAACTTGCGTTCAATATTGATGTTAATCCAGTTTGTGAAGCATCTACTGCAAAATCTATATTGTCGTTTGTTGTATCATAAGTAACAGTAATTCCACTTTCAGTATTACTGCTGACCATATTTGTTCCGACTGTATCTCTAATATATGTGGCTAACGCTACGCTTTCTACTGTTATTGCATCAGCTTCTAAAGTTCCATCTACATCTACATTACCAGATATATCAAGCGATCCAAAAGCACCAACACCAGTTGTTGTTATATTGCTTGAGCCAGTATCTATTGTGCCAAATCCGCTTGTAATACTTCCTGAATTTAATGCTCCAGTTGTAACAATATTTGAGCCACCAACATTATGACTTGCGAAATATGTAGAAACTGTATCTACATTTGTCATTCGCATTGTACCGCCATCGTTGATTAAAATACCATCTCCAGATGCTACAGCAGTTGTGCCTCTAGCTGTTCCCCCATCAATTAAATTTATTTCTTCTGGAGTTGCTGAGATTGCAGTTGTTGTAGCTGCTGCCAAGACTGGAATATATCCGCCTTGATTGATTAAATATTGCGTATGATCAGAAGTAGGATCTACTATGCTCAAAGTTGTTTCGCTTGAATCGGCAGTTGCCCCTTCAAATACAATCGCATTAG